GTGGGAAATTGCGTAATTTACGGATAGGCTACGGGTTTTTGATAATATGTTGCCCCTTGCGGTTTGGCGCAGGGGGCTTTGTTGTGTCAGGCTTTGGGCGGCGGTAGGGGGAGTGAGTCGGTTGGTTATGCCATTTTTTGGACGGCGGTGTAGAGGGTTTTGAGCTCTTGGTTGATGTAGTATTTTTTGTCGGTGTCAAAGTCGGCGTGTCCCATCAGGGCGGCGATGTCCTCAGAGCGGGCGCCGGCGGCGGACATGCGCGTGGAGAAGGTGCGGCGGCAGCTGTGGGGGGTGAAGCCCATGTCGGCGAAGCCGAGGGCTTCCATGGCAGGCTTGAAGCAGTATTTATTGAAATAGTCCTTGTCCATCGGGGTGCCGTCGGTGCGGCAGAACAGGGTGGCGCCGCCTTTGGCTGCCTGCGCGGCGACGATGTGCTGCACGTTGGGATGGATCGGGATCGGGCGGTCGCGTCCTGCCTCGGTCTTTTTGCCGCCGGTCAGATAGGGGATCGCGGCGGCGGTGTCCTCGGATTTGAAAATCTTGTAGCAGTCGGCGGTCAACTCCAGAAACTCGCTGATACGAAAATTGAGATAACACAGGGCGTAGATATAGTCGCAGTAGGGGATGACGCCGACGTGCTGGCGGATCGCTTCAAGCTGGGTGTCCGTGAAGCGCGTCGCCGCGGTTTCCTCCGGCGTCGGCAGGTCGAGCAGCTGCCCGTAGTTTTTGTTGATGATGTCGTCCTTCATGGCGAACTGACAGAGCTTTGACACCAGACATTTGATATAATGCAGCGCGGAAAAGCCGAGTCCGTCACACATCTTCTTGGTGCCGCCGGGCGTGAGGGTGACTTTGCCCTTTGCGTTTATGTATTTGTAGGCACCGTCCTTGCCTTCTTCATGGTGGGGGTTCTCGTAGTAGTCGATGACCGCCTGATAGTCGGAGGTTTTGAGCGCGTCAAAGGGCTTTTGGTGCAGGTAGCGCAGCTTTGTCCAGGCAGCGGTGTAGCCGGACTTGGAGCTGTCGCTGAGTTTTTGATAGGGCTTTGACTCGATCCACTGTGCGTAGAGCTCGGCGAGCGTCGGGACGGTGCTCTTGCGGGGGTCGTAGCTTTGGATCGCCAGCTCGGCGGCGGCGCGTGTGGGATAGCAGCCGATGTAGACGGTCTGCCGTCCGGCGTTGAGGGACGCGCACCAGGGGTTTGTCTTTTTGTCCTTGCGGAAATAGACGGAGCCGGTGCCCTTGGCGCGGCGGCGCTTGGTCTCCTTTTGGCGCTCCTGCGGTTTGCCGCACATGGGACAAAATCTGTAATTGTCCTCGAGCGGGAAGCTGCAGCGGCGGTTGATGCATTTTTTCATGGTCTGCTCCTTTAAAAAAAGGGCGCAAAAATCCCCTTGATCTGCAAAAAAAGGCTTGCAAACACAAGGGGGATGTGGTACAATAAGCTTGCAACTTGTGTACCGTTGCGCCCCGGCGTGATGGTGTCCGCTCTGTCCTGCGCCAACAGGACAGGGCGGTTTTTTTATTTTTGTAATAAAATAATCAAGTTTCCCTTTGTTTTGTAATTAAGCTTCTTCTTTTTCTTTGGCGGAGTCGCCTTGCGTAGCCGGCAAGCTCAGCAGGGTGTCCACCGCGTTTTGCATGTGCGGATTTTTGCGGTAGGCGATGATCACTTGCTTTTCATGATCAGTGAGATGGAAACTATTCTTTAATTGTTTCGGTTCTTGTGCGTTTCCCTGTGCTTCGCGTGACATACTCACTTCATCAAATCCCATTAACCAAGCTTCATTGACATCAAGTGCCAAACTGAGTATAAACAGCTTGTGTTGTCCGGGTTCAACTTTTCCGTTGACATATTGACTTAAATCGTTCTTGTTTAGTTTAACACCATACTTTTTACAGTAGGGAGCAGCTAAGTTGAGAATGTCGATTTGCTTTATACCTCGCTCTTTCATCAATTGTTTTAATCTATAGGAAGTATTATATTTTTTCATGTCGGATTTCTCCTTTTCACTGTCATTTTAACACAGTTTGAAGAAAACTTCAATAGCATAATGAAAAAAAGTTCAATTTTTTTGAATAATTCTATTGACAAGTAGAATTGTCTGTGCTAATATGAAAATAGTTCAAGGAAATTGAACAGGAGGGAGGTGAGCTGATGGCTTTTGATTATTCTAAATTGAATGGCAGAATTATAGAGATGTTTGGAACGAGGGCAAAGTTTGCCAAGGAAATGGGTATGTCGGAGCACACCTTGTCAGTGAAGATGAACGGAAAAACGCCTTGGACACAAAAAGAGATATGCAAAGCTTGCGATTTACTCAGTATTCCGTCGTCTGAGATTCATCTATATTTTTTTACCGAAATAGTTCAAAGCGCTTGAACATATGCGGCTATCTGTTTGAGAAAACCGCATAACAGCGGCAAAGGACGAAGGGAGGTGAGAGAGTGCTGGGAATACGAAAGTGTAAGCACTGCAATGAACATCAGATGTTGAACGATTTGGCTTCACGGTTTAGAAAACTTGAAGCGGAAAACAGGAAGCTGAAAGAACAGTTAAAGAAAAAGCGTTCGGAGGGCGAGTCCGAACGCGTATAATGTTCAGTTGGTCTTTATTGCAATGATCACATTCGTTATAAGAGATAGAACGGCTACGATATACGGAAATAATTCTTTGAGATAATGAGAAGCTGTGTATCGCTTGTATGCATTGCCTTTTGCAGAAACTGCGTAATATATGTGCCCTTCACTTTTGATCTCATATATTAGCCCAAGTTCTAACAGGTAATCAAGGCAAGTGTAGGCGTAGTCTTGAAAGGCGTTATCGTAAGAATATGGGATATGTCGTAGCTTATCGGCGGAATGCTTATCCAAACAGCAAATCATTTCTCGGTCAGACTTTGGATGCGCTTTTATGTATTTAAAGATGATTTCTGTAGTGCGGTCAAACTGATGCAACATAGTTTCACCCCCTTTCCGGTTGTATTATAACAGCGGCAAAGGAGAGGTGTCAAGGGAGGTGAGGAAGTGAAGGACAGCAAAATGTTTGGGTTGTTCGGGCTGTGCTTCTACAGTCAGAAGGAGGCGAAAAAGCTTGAACAGGAGTATGGGGATTTTCATCCGTACACATACGAGGCAAAGGGCAAGGCAAAAGCCTATAAGCACATTATTGAGCTGCTGGGGCTGGAGGAAGAGTATAAGAAGTTTGAGCAGACAGCGTGCAGAGAGGAAGGAGGGTGAGCAGCGTGACGGAGCGCGAGGTGTTGGCGGAGGATCTGGACAATGCGTGGCGCGCGGTGGTGCAGCAGTATGTGAACGCGCCCGACGAGAGTCTGCGGTTGGCTGCCAATCTGCTGGTCAAGGTCAGGAACGAGCTGGATCGGCGGCTGCGCGAACGCGACAGGGAGCTGGCGGCGGTCTCGGTGCAGAGGTGGATCGAGCTGCTGAAAGGCGCGGATCATCATTAGGTCACATGCTAAAGAGCAAAGGCATTGCGTAGATCAGCAAGGAAAAGCAACGGCGCCGGGAGGCTGGGCATCGCGGCGGCAGGGTGAAGCGAAACAAGGACGCGCGAAGGCATAGAATAGCGTAGTAATCCGCGCAAGGCACAGAATAGCGTAGTTGGCAAGGCTGAGGCGAAGCTATGGCTTTGCATCGCTTGGGGCAGCAGCGGCGAAGCGCGGACTGTATTGCGGAGGCTTAGAAAGGCAGCGATTGCGTCGCTATGGGAAAGAAAAGCCTTGCTGGGTTTGCGGCGGCGACGGTGGGCAGAGAAAAGAATGCGGTGGCAAAGCTTTGCTTAGCGACGACGGCAAAGTTACGGCGGAGCTTAGCTCAGGGGTGCAACGGCGAAGCTTGGCTCAGGGAAGCAACGGATAAGCTTGGCTCGGCAACGTAAGGGCGAAGGTGGGCCACGTGCTGTAATGGCAAAGCATGGCAAGCGTAGAAGTGCAAAGGCTTAGCTAAGGTATGCCTTGCTGTGCGTAAAGAAAAACATGATTCAACATGAATCAACATCAAATTAAAAAAGGAGATAAGACAATGGCAATTCAGAAGGACAAATTAACGGTAAGAGTCACATTTTTTGAGGAGGTTTTGGGAACGTGCGCGAACGATCCCGAGATCCACGACAATTTTATCGCGCACAACGCGCCCGACGCGCCCAGCAGAGCCGAGGAGATCGAGGCGCTGGGCACCGGCGAGGTGATCGAGCGCGGTATGACGGTGTTCCCCCGTATGGAGGACAAGCTGACGCCGTTTATCTGGGACTACCAGATCAAGGGATTCTTTAAGGACTCGTGCTCGGCGCTGCGCAGCGTGCAGGGCAGTGAGAGCAAGAAGATCAAGGCGTACAAGAAGGTGATCGACGGCAACATCTTTGTCAGTGAACGGAAGATACCGTTCCAGAATTACGGCAGGATCGGCGACTGTCAGCGGCCGCTGCGCGGTCAGACGGCGCAGGGTGAGCGGATCGCCCTGGCACATTCGGAGACGGTGCCTGCCGGTACGTTTGTGGAGTTTACGATCGTGTGCTATAAGCACGAAAAGTATGACCTGTTGGCGTTCGTGAAGGAGTGGCTGGACTT